AATGAATTATTTGTAATTCTGTTATAATTTCAATTAATAGATTTCGGTCAGCATAAGACATCCAATTATCAGGTGTTATAAATAATAAATATCCTCCTTCTTTTAACTTTGATAAAGCCATTTCAATAAAATCCTTAATTAAATTATGATTTTTTGATGCTCTTTTACCATTTTCTAATATTTTAGCATACGGCGGATTAGCAACAATTAAATCATACTTTTTATTAGAATTAGAATTAGAATTAGTATTAGAATTTTCATTAAGAAAATCTTTATTTGTTATTTGTAATTTATATTTTTCACAACAAAATACTTTTCTCACATTATCTAACCTAGATTCATTAATATCATTAAATTCCAAAATATTTTCTAAAATTTCTTTTTTATTCCTATTTTCATATTTTAATAATTCAAATAAAATAGGAAGACTAAAATTACCATTGCCACAACAAGGATCTAAAATAGATAAATCTTTACGAGACCATAATTCAATTGGAATTTTACTTATCATTTCACTTATACAATCAATAGGAGTTGGTTCATCATTACTAGATTTATAAGTACTTTTATCCACATTTAAAACCATATCATAATATTTTTTAATTTCTTCATAATTATTATTATCAATATTGATATCAGTTTTAATATCAGTTTCAGTTCTAGTATCAATTTTAGTATCAATTTTAGTATCAATTTTAGTTTTAATTTTTAATTTAGTAATTATAGTTTCATCACACGGTTTTTTTCTTTTTTGATGCTGAAGATAATTTGATTTTTTACTAAATTCTTTATCACATTTAATGCATATTTGAGACATTATAAATTACTATTATAATTATTATAATAATAAATATTATTATATTTTAGTTTTAAAATCAATTTTTAATTACTTTTTATATTTTGGATTATTTTTTTATAAAAAGTTTATAAAAAGTTTAAAATGTGTGACTTGCTGGTATTTTTTCTTTATTATGTAATTTAAACATATAAACATATGCTCTAGATGCTCCCATTGAAAAATTAATATTATTACTAAATAATTGTTTTCTTATATATTCAAAACCGTGTCTTCGAAAATTATAATCTAGTTCAACCCAACTATAATATTTATGAACTCCAATTGATTTTTTTTCTTTATAAATTGATTTTGACTTTAAATCTAAAAAATTTTCTTCAGTTGTATTTTTATTAAAAACATTTAAATAAAATCCGTGTTCTATATCATTTAACATATAATCAGCATAAGTAAATGACTCGTGATCAATAATTATTATTAATCCATCTTTTTTTAATACACGTGCCATTTCACTTAAAGTAAACTCATAATTTTTAACGTGATGTAGAACCATTTTAATACTAATTAAATCAAAAGTATCATCTTCAAAAGGATATGATTCATCAAATTGTATTCTTTTAAATGTAAATTTATCAGTATATTTACTTCGTCTCCAATTACCTTGTTCTGAAAAATCATCTAAATCAACACCATATATCTCATCTTTTTTTAAATCTAATAATTTACCCATTGAAATACAAAATTTACCATTACCGCATCCAATATCTAAATATTTATTAATATCTATAGCACCTCTATCTCTTTGAGCTAGTGTTATATAACGACTAATATATTCTTGAATAGGTAAACTACCATCACAATCAGTAGATTTTTTAATATAAAATTTATTTATAGGGGTATGATATAATTTTCTAAGCTGATTATAAATTTCATCATCTTTTTTTTTACTTATTATAATTTTGTAAATAATATTTGTTAATTTTGGATTAAATCTTTTTAAGGCAAGTTCTAATAATCTAGATAAAATAACTGGATTATATTTAAATGCAATATTTACTAAAGCCTTAAATTGTTCTCCACTTTCATATGATTTATAATATTTTTTATAACTAAATTCAGGTTTTGCTAAATTAAAATATTCATTATAATTACATCTCATTTGCTTTTTAAAATTAGGATTATGCATAAAAATATCAAAATTAGTTGGTAAATCTAAACTTTTTTTACCTTCATTATTATTTTTCTTTGATTTTTTAAATTTTCTTTTAGTTTTAAATTTTTTAAATTTTGTTTTAATTTTAAATTTTTTGTTTATTTTAGATTTAATAAAACTTTTTTTTATAGTTTTATTTTTTTTTGTATTTTTAGATGTCATTTTTATTTTAGTTATTTTTTTATCTTATATATAAGATAAAAAAAAAAATGTCTTTAAAAACTTCACAAAAAATGTCTTCACAAGAATTACAAACAAAAATTAGGGGTTTTTTAGAAATAACAAATACTGATGAAAAATTTGTTTTTAATATCACGGATCAATCTATTGTAGAAACACAACAATATCAAGATTTTATTACTTTTTTTAATAGGTCTTTGACAAATTTTACAAATTCAAATAATGAGAATAGTATTATGGGCTCATATTATGCTAGTTCGCTTGATGAAAGTGATAAAAAAGATTTTAATGAAAAAGTAAAAAATTATAGTATATATGCTGATTTATTAAAAATAAGAGAAAGAATTGCACAATTACTAAGAAAAAAACATTCAAAAAAAGAACCAATTAAACCTCAAAAAGGATCAGATTTTTTATCTTTTACTGAATTACATACATATAATAGAGAATATCATATTAGAGAATTTATGAAAGATAAAGATTTTGAAGAACAAATAAAAAGAAAAGCAGAAGATATTTTAGAAATATTTGAAAAAAGAATAGAACAAATGCAAACTTGTTATGGAGATCATCAAGATCAAATAGGCGTGACAAAAACTAGCGATGATTTAACATATTATTATGTGGAAGCTATAAGAGAAAGAATAATGGTTGATGCAATAAAAGAAAAATTAAGATCAGTTCAACATCTAGATGATAAGGAAAAAAACAAAATATTAATTGATGAATTACAAAAAATGTCAGGTTATATTTTTTGGGGTCTTAAAGATTTTTATTGTTATTATAATACAAATTCTTCATTAAAAACTCCTGAAGAATTAAAAAAATATATGCAAACTGAAATATTACCACGTTTAAAAATAGCAAAAGAAAACGATCCAAATTGTGTCAAAAAAATGATGACTTTTTTACCATTAGTATTATTTACTGAAACAAAACAAGAAAATGGAGAAACTATTTTTGATTATGATGAAGAAAAAATAATACAATTTTTTATAGATAATAGTATTCCAATAAATTATAAAACAGGAGAACCATTACCAATAGAACAAGGTGGTATAATTAAAGGTCTTGTTTCACAATTTCGTTTAGGTATTGGTTATGATTTATTTCTAGATAAAATTGGTGGATTATATTCTGATATACATAGTTTTTGGGGTATATATATATGTGCTTTAGATTTATTTAATAGTTGTGGTAAATATGTAAATTATAGTATTTATGTAAATTTATTAGAAACATATATGTCTTTAATAAATGAAAGATCAGTTTTTCCTTCTAGTTTTTCTCTTAGAAAAGAAATAAGACCTAACGGTCGAAATGCTAGTATTTTTAATCAAGCTACTAAATCTTATGAATTTCGTTATAAAGACCCAATAAATAAAAATAATTTATTTAATGAAAAAATGAAATTACTTGGTGTTATTTTTATTAGATATTTACAAGATAAAGAAGGCAAACCATCAAAAAAAAAATTAATATTACCATTATTTGTTTTTAAAAATACACAATTTAAAAAAATACCACGAACAACTACTGATGTGACAACAATTGGAAATGATTTTATATCATCTTATACTGGTGATGAAAGACAAGTTATTATTTGTGATCAAAAAATGTATTTTATTGAAGATGGTGAAATAATACCTTCAATAAGTCTTACATATCACGAATTAACTAACATATTATTTTATGGTGCTAAAACTTATATGATTGGAAATGATAGAAAGGAATTATATTTTACATATCGTGAGAGACCTGATCCTGAACTTGAAAACTTAATTGAAAAATTAAAAATGACACAAGTATTTTTTATTAAAGGTCCATTTAAACCTAATGAAAGAGAAAGATTTGAAATTAAGACTAGAGAGGAAGCTAATATATTTCTTAATGTAAATCCTCAATATGAAATAATGGGTAATCAAAAATTAACATTAACTGTTCCTCAATCATCCGGACCCACAACAGGTGGTAATAAGAATAGTAATAAACAAAGAAAAACAAGGAAAAACAAAAAAACAAGGAAACAAAGAAAAAATACTTTAAAAAAAAAAAGTCTTTTTTAATAACACTTTTATAAAAAAGTGTTTTTACTTTTTAAAATTTTATCAAAAAATAAATAAAAATTGATTTCTTAAATAAATTTATATAAAAAATTCTAATCTAAATTATTATAATAAATAATATTTTAATAAGAAAAAATAATCATAATAATAAATTATAATAACTAACAAAATGGAATCTAATGAACCTATTAAAATCTATTTACCAGTTAGTAATTTAGCAGTTCTAGTTGGTTTAAGTAAATATGGTTCTCTTTCACAAGTTATCTTAAGTTTATGGCATAAAGTTGATGAAGAAGGATATAATATGAAATTAAAAGAACAAGAAGAAATTTATAATAAGTCTTTTAAATCAGTTAGTGAATGGGAAAAATTAGAAATTTTATCCAAAGAATTAGGTTTAAATGATATGAAAACAAAAACTTATTCTATAATGAAAAAAACATCAAAAGAAGAATTAGAAGATAATCAAATGGCGGTTCTTCGTGATATAGACCAAAGCATGATTGATATTAACTTAGTTGATACATCAAATTTAAAAGACATTAAATTAATTAGAGAAAAAATTAAGAAAGAAAGTGATGAAAAGAAAAAAACATTAACTAAGTTATTTAATAGTTTAACTAATCGAGGATTTGGTAATAAACACGAGAAATCCGCCATTGATATTTACATTAATTTAACTAATTCTACTATCAGCGATGAACAAAAAGTTTTAATCGCTAAATTAAAAAGTAATACTTATAATATTAAAACTAAAGAAACAAAAATTAAAAAAGTTAATGTTGAATGGTATTTAAAAGGAAAAATTGATGCTCTAGCAACAACTGAAAGTGGTGAAAATATTTTAGTTGAAATTAAAAATAGAACTAGAAGTTTGTTTGGTCATCTTAAAGATTACGAAAAACCACAAATTCAAACTTATCTTAAACTAATGAATATGCAAAAAGGTCATCTAGTTGAACATCTTAAAACTAAAACTAAAACTAAAGATGATATTAATACAGATATTGAAATTAAAGAATTAGAAACTCTTTTGTTTAATAATACTAATATTATTGAAGTACCTTTTGAACCTGAATATTGGAAAATGCTTAAAACTAGATTCCTTAAATTTATTGACTTTTTCACTTATTTTATGGAAAATTCTAATCTACAAGAAATGCTTTTGATTAAATCACAATATGATGAAGAATATGATACACATTTACGAAAAATCCTAGAAACCTACTTTTAAGTATTAAGTATTAAGTATTTTTTTATAGTATTTTTTTTAGTATTTTTTTAGTATTTTTTTTAGTATTTTTTTTAGTATTTTAAATTTATTTTTTTTTAGTATTTTAGAAAAAAGTATCATATAATTATAAATAGTAAGTTTTTAAAATAATTTTTAAAATAATTTTTAAAATATTATCAAAGTATTATCAAAATATTTTTGATGGTTTATAAAAATAATAAAAATAATAAAAATAATAAAAATAGTAAAAATAGTAAAAATAGTAAAAAGAAAATTAATGATTTGAAACCAGTTATAAAAACTAGTTATAAAAAAGTTAATGTTAATAGTAAAAAAAGGAAAGGAAACACAAAAAAGATTGGTGGAAGTATGTGGGATAAATTTAAAGAAGGAGCAGAAAAAACTTTAGGTAGATATAAAGGAAAAGGAGTAAAAGTTGGAGATGAAATTGAATTTTTATCAAGACAACAAAGAGGTTTATCACGATTTAAAATTGGACAAAATTATAGATCAGGTAAGCAAATAGAAAATCGCATAGATTATATGACAAAAAGAATTAATGAACAAAAACAAATATTTACAAAAGTAAATAACAAACTTGCAGGTAAGCAAGTTCAGTTTGATATGGCAGTCAAAAATAGATTTGAAAAACTTGAAATTGAAATTGCAACAGAAACTGCTGAATTAGAAAAAAAATTAGCTAAAGGAAAAATAAAAAAATTAAATTTTGATGAAGAAATAAAAAAACTATCAAAAAAAAAAGATGAAACACTAAATGAACTAAATATAGCAAAAAAAAAATTTCTTGAAAAACACAAAAAATTAATTAAAAAGGTTGAAGATAGAAAAAAAAACTTAATCAAAATGTCAGACAGATATGAACCACATATTAAAAAATTAACTCTTAAATTACGAACTAAAGTAAGAAAATCAAATAAATTTTTAGATAGAGGTTTATATAGAAGTTGTAAAAATTTACCTAAAGAAACTATGTGTTTTGATAGATTAAAAAAATGTCGTGATAGAATTACTAAAGAAAAAATAATTGATTGTATGAAAATTAATGAATTAACTATGGATATATTAGATAAAAATATTCTCAAAACTAAATTATATACTAGTCCTTCTCAAAGAATAAAAATTAAAGCAAGATCAGAAAGAATTAAAAGATTACACGAAACTAGTGAATTAATGGAAAGTAGTAAAGTTCAAATGAAATATGTTAGCGACCTAAAACAAGAAACAAAAGATAAATTACAAAAAATAAGAACAACACAAGAAAATGCTCAAAAATTAAAGACTAGTAAAATTTATGGAAGTGAAAGAAATACTCTATCTGCAAAAGCAAAAAAAAAAATAGAGAAAGAGGAACGAGATGCTATTATAAAAGAAAAAAAAAATGAATTGGAAAGAAAAATGGAAAAATCTATAAGGAAAGGGGAAGAAACATTTAATATGTTTCAACAAGAAGAAAGAATAGCAAAAGAACGTGGAAAATCAGTTTCAAATTAATTATTAATAAAAGAACAAGCAGCTAAAAATGCAAAACAACAAACATATTATGAACAACCAGTTCCTGTACAATCACAAACACATTATGAAGATCCTGAAGAATTATTAAGAAAACAAAAAATGGGAACATATGTAAATCTACAACCACAGAAACGTCCACTACCAACCTGACAACAAGGAGTTTATCCCAATGAAAGTAATATTTAACACTTAACGATATAACTTCAAATTAAAATTTATTTACTCTTTATAATATTTTGTGATGACAAAATAAACAACAATAAAAACAATTGCTAATATATTTATCCAAGTCATATAAACTGACATAAATGAACTTGAATTATTATTATTTTCTAATTCTAAAATATTTTCATTTTCATTTTCAAATTTTTCAATTTGTTCTTTACTAATATTATTATTACTATTATTATTACTATTAATATTTTTTAGTGGATAATTTATTTTATTTTCATTTCTAGGTGTAGTTTTATTGATTTTAAATTCTTGTGGAATTAAGTCATCCCAAAATTTTTTATTAAATCCATTTCTAGGGTTAATCAAATAGCTAGAAATACCTAATTCTTTTGATTTATTAATGTTATTAGTATCATCATCAAAGAAAATAACTTTTGGATAATCAACTGAATAATGTCTAGCAATATCAATAATATATTGATTTTTATCAGCACTTGGTTTAAATAATTTATTATATCTTTGATTTCCTTCAAGTGGTGTTATAATATTATCTAATCCAAATACTTTATTATCATCAAAAAGTCTATCTAAATAACTCTTAATGACATTATAAGTTCCAAAACTGATAATCGCAACTTTCTTTTTATTACTAACTAAATAATTTACTAAATCCCTAAAAAATATTGGGTCTGCAAACTGATACATTAATCTTTTCCAATTCATTCCTTCAACATCACTAGATTTAACTTCCATAGCATAAGAATGTATTTTTATAATAGTTAAATCAAAATCCCAAATGAATAAATCATACTTTTTAATAAAATTATCGTAATTTGAATAAATATTTTTAGTTGAATCCATTTATAAACTTTTTAGAAAAAAATTTTACTTTTTATCATACCTAGAAATAACTTTTTATAAAAAGTTTATTTTTTGCTAAAACTTTTTATAAATAGTTTATTTTTTGTTAAAACTTTTTTTTAAAAAGTTTATAGAAATAAAAATTAAAAACTAGCAAGTTTTGAAGTAGTGTGTATGTAAAAATTGAAATTGTCTTAATTTTATTATTATGATTATAAAAAACAAAAATGCCGTTTACGTTTTCCGATGAAAATTTCATCATCGAAACGGACTACCTTGTCCATTTTTGGAAGTGGATGGAAGCTACATACCCAGATGTTGTCATTGATACTGTATATGGAGACATATACAAAGATTTGTTTAATTTATTTGCCTTTCAGGCACTTTACAGTGAATAAATTAAATTCATATTAATTTTATTTTTTTTTACTTTTTATTATACCTAGAAATGACTTTTTTTAAAAAAGTTTATTTTCTTCTCATAGATTTTTTAGATTTTTTCATAGATTTCTTTGATTTTTTAGATTTAGATTTAGATTTTTTCATAGATGACTTTCTAGATACTTTTTTACGACGACCACCTGCTTGAACAGGTTGAACATCTTGAACTCCTTGTGCTGGTTCAGGAAAATCATAAACCTGAAACTTATTGTAATAAGTAGGTGTATCACACTCTGAATATCCTACTCTAGCCATTTGTCCTCCCATAGAATCACTTTGATTAAAGGTATAACCCGATCCAATTTGTTTTTTTACCATTTTTAATTTAATTTTTTTATTTAAAATATTAATTGTTTAATCTTTTAATTATCAATAAAGAAAAAAATTGATTTATCAAAAATAATATTAATATTATTTCATATTATTTCAAATTATTTTATAATTAAAATTTATAAAAATTTATAAAAATTTATAAAAATTTATTTGGATGTCAAAAAAAGGTAAAATTGAAAATGAAGAACTTAAAACTGATAATGAAATAGAAATGGATTTACATTTATATGAAAGTATTCAAGAGGTTTTTGAGTTTGAATTAGAAAAAATCTTTAAAAACATTGCTACTAAATATGGAAAAGAATATTTATTTAATCAAGAAGATTTAATGTCTTTTTATAAAAAAATGAAATTAGAGTTTTCTTTTAAAAAATCTCAATCAATTAATTCTAAACAAAAAGATAATGAAGATTTACCTGATGAAATAAGATGTTTAGCTAGAATTTGGTCAAATGGTTATATGGATAAAAATACTTTTGGAGGTCGTTGTGCTAGAAAAAAAATTATTAATACAGAATTCTGTCGTCAGCATAATGTCCATTTAGTGCACGGACGCTATGACAAACCACCTTCTAAAGTTGTTAAAGGATTCTTTATTAGACAAAATGATCCTTCTCAAACTTTAGAAAATGATGAAGATGAAGAAAATTAAACACTTTTTAGCATAAAAACACCATATGCGTTTTTATTGAAAAAATGTTAACAAAAATGCACTTTTTTTTAAATGTTTTTGATAAAACTTTTTTTTAAAAAGTTTAAAAGTGTTTTTAGATTTTTTTTATAATTTGGAAAGCAATATCATAAACACCAGTACAATCAGTTGTTGTATCAAAATTCCTAAGAATAATATTAAATGAACCATTTGCAACTGCATAAACAGATAACATAGGAATTAATAAACCAGATTGAGGGCTACCACTTTTACCATTGACTTGAACGAATACTAAATCACCAACTGAAACTTTATTATTACTTACTGTAAATTCAGTTCCTGATAATGCCGCTAAAGTCATTTGAACTGTTGTTATTAAACCATTTAGAGAATTTATAGTTACTGAAGTTGAGATAGATGTTATTTGAGTTACTGTACTAACAGTTCTTGATAAATTTCCGGAAACTGTTAAATTAGTAGTAGTTATACTAGAACTTATAGCACTAGCAACTCTTGTATCACTAAAATATAAATTAGTTAAACCACTTTCATCTATATCTTGAGTTGTTAAATTATTTATAATACTTATTATTCCAGCACTGATTCCTTGAGCTGTTCCTATAGGGTCAAAGGCTGTAGATAATGTATTATATCCTAAATATAGTGCTGTTATATCACTAAAAACATCAGGAATAGCATCTCTTGCTCTTTGAGTTGTAAAATATAAGTTAGTTAAACCTTCAATCACATCACTTGTATTAATATTACCTTTAACAGCATTTAAAGCTAGCAGGTTTG